GTAGAAAGATCAAAGGGGACTTCCACATAGAAGACAATATGTACTTTGTACCTCTAGGCGAGATTTTTATGTACAGGAGAGATGGTAGTGATTTCCAAGCTATCGCACCTTACACATTTGTAAAACCGATAGAGAAGGAAGACAAAATGGTTGGAGGTTTCATCATTTCAGCTAGTGAAAGTAACAGCCACAAAGGTATGGTTAAATTACAAGGTATTATGGCTTACCCGAACCAAGATTTAATAAATCAAGGTGTAAAGGCAGGTGACCGAATAGCTTTTAGTCCATACAGTGAGTATGAATTCAATTTGAATGGAGAAATATATTACAAGATGTCCACAAAAGATATCTTGGCAGTTTTATAATGCAAGGTTATAGTGAACAAATAAAATTAGTTTTAGATAACATCTTAAGCGGTCTGGAGTACAGGTTTCAAGAGGAAGATTTGTTAGACCCAGAAAAGCTAGAGATTATTATGAAGTCTAAAGTATCTTCTTTCGATATCACGAAAGGGATGCTTATGGATTGGGTGGCTTCACCAAACGCCCCAACAAAAAAGACTTTGGCTCATTACTTGGATGAAATGATTAACTCAGGTGATAAGGCGGTACTTACTTTGAGGAATGCTTTTGTTAAAGAAATCCACTTCGGATCATTAGACCCAGAGAAGCACAACCAAGCCATTAGAGCAAAAGGATTTTTAAACAAAGCTATCCTAGAGATGAACAAATCCATCTTAGAGCTTAAGCGTAAAAGGGAAGCTGGAGATTTCGATTTCGCTGACAAAGAATTTGAAGTTGGATATCCTGAGTGGTTCGGTAAAGGTCAGTTCTACCCTAAAACTAATTACTGGAAGAAATGGTTGGAGAACACTAAAAATGGCTCTGTAGTAAACATAGACCCATTTTCAACCAAAGGTAAGATCATTGATTTGTTTGATCTTAAGGTAAGGTTACCAAAACCACCAAAAGACAAGAGCGAAATTTTATTCTCTGACTTACCAAAGAAGGATCAATACTGGAGACGATTAGAAGTCCCAGACAATATAACACCAGAGAACGTAGACTTATTTGATGATTGGATTAGAGAGGAGTTCAGAAGACGAAGAGAAGGAGTCTGGTTTATGAATAACGGGAAACCAGTGTACCTTACTGGTAACCATTACTTTGCACTTCAATGGTGCAAGATGCTTGATAACGGTCAGTTTATGAACTTTCGATACGCGCAGTTGTACATGTTCTATCACTTAGAGGCATGTATAGTTGACAAAAGGTGTCTAGGGCAAGTGTTCCTTAAATCTCGTCGTACTGGATTTACATACATCGTTTTAGCGATATTATTAAACATGTCCACTGGAACAGCTAACGCCAAGTACGGTATGACATCTAAGTCTGGGGATGACGTTCAAGAGGCTTTCGATAAGTTCTCCTATATGTTCTTATCATTACCTTTCTTTTTCAGACCAGTTGTTAAAGGGAAGGAAGACTCACCTTCGGAATTGTTTTTCGGGAAACCGTCCAACAATTCAAAAGAAGCTAAGAAATCTCGTAAGACTGGGGTTGAAGATTACTTGAACACAAATGTCGATCACAGACCAACAAAAAATGACTCCTATGACTCCGTAAAATTAAATGGGTATTTGGGAGATGAGTGCGTTTCCCCTGATACTAAAGTACTTATGTCAGATTTAACTTGGAAAGAGGCGAAAGATATTAGGATTGGAGATAGGGTTATGTCTGGAGATGGTACAGAACAAGAAGTATTAAAAGTAGGTGGGGGAGTAGATCACATGTACAGGGTTATAGAACCTTACGGGGTAGATTATGTAGTTAATAGCAGACATAAGCTCCTTTTTAATCAAGGTAATTCTAAGTTAAGGTCAAAAAATATATCAATTACTGCACCTGAATACTTAAAGATGACGGATTATAAAAAAAGTATTACTAGAGCAAGAAAGTGGGACGGTATTGAGTACCCTGAAAGAAAATTAAAACTTGACCCTTACTTCTTAGGTTTGTGGTTAGGGGACGGTTCTAGTAAAAGTAGTCAATTTATAGTAGAGCCAAATAAGGACTCTAAGATATACAACTATTTAGTAAAGTATGCAGAAGATAATGGATTAAAACTGGTGCATTGCGATTCAGGTAAGAATTGGGTAAAGGTAAGACTTAATGATCCAAATGCTACAGGGGCAAATCAAGCCACTGGCTCTAAGCACAAGGTAGTAAAACCTTTAAAAGATTTAGGAATATGGGGGAATAAAAGAGTACCCAAGGAATACTTTTTCTCTAGCAGAGAACAGAGGTTGAAATTACTAGCTGGCATTATAGACACAGACGGCTATAAGAAAAATGGGGTAAACTCTTACTCAATAGGGATGAGCAGAAAAAGTCTTATAGAGGATATTAGGTTTTTATGTATGACTTTGGGCATCAGCGTTTCAAATATAGTGGAATCATTAAGTAATTATAATACTAAAGTATACAGAATACAGTTTTCACCAACAGTAGATTCTATACCAGTGTTATTAGACAGAAAGAGAAGCAACCTGACAAAATCTGGAAACAGGAGAAGGGTAAAAGTAGATGTAAAGTATGAAGGTGTAGGCGAATATGTAGGGTTTGAAATAACCCCAAATAGCTTAGGAGAACATAGTTGGGTTGGAGAGGCTAGCTCCCTGATTTCCAATTGCGCGAAATGGAAAAAACCAAACGACTACATTGTCCACCTAGGAATGGTAGCCCCAACAATGATGCCAGCAGGTAGGGTAATTGGTAAAGCTTTTTTAGGCTCTACGATGGGAGCTAGGACAAAAGGTGGAGAACAAATGATCGAACTCATTGAAGGTTCTAAAGTAAAAGATCGTGATGAGACTACGGGCAAAACTACTACAGGTCTTTATTTCTACTTCTTGCCAGCGCAAGAGAACATGGAGGAGTTCACAGATAAGTACGGATTCTGTCACACGGTAAAACCACCAAAAGGTACACTAAATGTACTGGGAGAGGAAATCTTAGTTGGTTCAATTGACTACTTGAAAGCTGTTGAAGAACAGAAAAGAAAACAATCGGATAAGGCACTTAACGAACAGTTGAGAACTTACCCAAGAACTGTAGAGCACGCATTACGTGATGAAGATGACGAATGTGTTTTCAACGCAGCAAAAATATATGAACAAATTGACCACAACGAGTCTATACCACAAGAATCAAGATTTGTTGTTGGTAATTTCAAATGGAAGTCTGGAGTTAAAGACACGGACGTAGAGTTCTACCCAGACCCTAAAGGACGATTCAAAGTCTCATGGTTACCGTCAAAAGTGGACAACACAGAACACTTAAAGAATGCTGTGAAGTCGATACATGGAAAATTCTTCCCAAGGAATTTAAACTGCGTGAGATTTGGTTGTGACCCATTCTCTATTGCAGGTGTAAACGGTTCTAAAGGTGGTTTACATGGTAAGACGATCCAGTTCCCAGAAGGGGGAGCACCGTCAGACAAGTTTGTAATGGAATACATTGCAAGACCTTCGGATGAAACAATTTTCTTCGAGGATGTAATCAAAGTGTGTAGATACTACGGAGCACCAATATTGGTGGAATCAAACCGTATTGACTTGCTACGTCACATGTACAACAGAGGTTATCGTGGTTTTGCGATGAACAGGTTAGACAGAAGGGATAACAAACTTAGTGAGAACGAGAGAAAGTATGGTGGTCAACCTATGTCTGGTCAGGATATACTTGACTCGCACATGAACGCAATTGGTCTCTGGATTGAAAATAAAGTAGGTGTTTACTCAAATGAAGAATTGAAAGTAAGACCTATTGGTGAGATGGGGGAAATGCCGTTCACGGAAACTCTTAGAAGCTGGTTAGCGTTTGATCCAAAGAAAAGGACAGAGCATGATGCTACGATATCTAGTGGACTTGCTATTATGGCATGTAACACAGAACGTTACAAACCTAAGAAAGAAAAACAAAACCGCAAGAATGTAGGATTCTTGTTTAAGAAATATGATAATACTGGCTCTGTAAGCAGACCGATTAATAAACAAAAAGGAATAGTAAATGGCTATAGTATACAGACACAGAAGGTTAGACACAAATGAGGTGTTTTACGTAGGTATAGGTAAGCACCGTTCTAGGGCTAGGAGCACTCATAACA